GGACTACACCATCAGCTACTGAGATGCGTTTTGGTTTTGAAGTAACAATGTATGTCATGAATAAATAATAGAGGGGCTTATGCCCACTCTATTACCTCGTCAATATCTGATAACTCATGATCTAAAATAACAAAGTTATCAAGATAACCTAAGTTCTGTATGCGATTTATTTTTTGCATACGATCACGACTAATATACCCCAAGATTTCACCTTCATATTTATCAGGATATAGTCGAACAGATACGTAAACATCTTTAGGCTTTTTATAAAACTGTTCTACCATCTCAAGCGTTCTTGTATGAAAAGGTTGCGTTCTTGTTTTAACATCAATCGTTTTACCTTTAACAATAAAATCATAATCATCAGCTTGTGTATGATCTGTATGATCTTCGTCAAAAAGAATTTGATGCCATAACAAAAATTGTTTAAACACTTTTTCACCAAGCTTTCCTTCAAACATTTTTTGCTGTTTGTTATCAAGTCCACCGCCATGAAAATCATGACGGTTAGACGTGTAAGCTTTTGATTTTACTGCATAATCATAAGCTTCTTTAATTAAAGATTGTGCAATTTTAATCATGCCCATTCTCTCTTTTTTTCAGGAAGATTTTTAGCTTGTTCTGCTAAGGCCTCAAACTTAGCCTCACCTAGATGCTCGCGTAGCATATTTAACATATAATCATGGTCAATGTTAAGTAGCTTTTCCCCAAACTCTCTTATCCATACTTGATGCTTGCGTGTTTCAAACATGAGCCACCATAATGCAGATAGTCTTGTCACGCGTGGGGAACTATCCAGGGCGACATCACTCATAGCACGCATGAGTATGGCCAAAAAGATACGGCTTTCATTATGATGTTGTTTAATAATATCAACATCAATATCAAATAACTCAAGGCGATTGAGTATTTGCTGAACATAATTACTTTCATTGTTTAGGTTCATTTGCTATTTCCTTGTCAAGTTTTTTAATAGTATCTTCAACTAAATTACTGATAATCAAGTTTTGTGCGCCATGAAGTAATTGACGCGTAGGCTTGTTTGCCTTTAAAAACTCACCCAAATACTCTTTCTTTTGACTTGCTAATCTATCGGGCTTGTCACGAATTGCTCGAACAGTCTGCTCATATTTTTTTATGAATAGATGATCTTCTGCGAGCACTTCCGTTGCTCCGCCTGGCAGAATCAGGCGAAATTCTTTTTTGCTTTTACGGCTTGCTCTGCAAGATTGCCATCGTCATCTTCAGGTGCGATTCCGCAAGCGCTCATCAAACTATAACGACGCGCATAGGTTAAAGCCGAGCCGTAACCTTGCGGTGTTTGTTTGTCAGCGGGAACATGAATCACTCCACCAGACATACTTTCCCCAGAAGTGTGGATAAGGATTGTTTCCACGCGCACGCCCGTATCACAATCATGCGTTTTCTGTATTAAAGCTATGCCATTTTTATGAAGTGAGCCAATTACGGCTTCGATTGAACCTTGTAAAGATACATATCGATTTCTAAAATGTGGATTGGTGCTATCTGTTAGCGCGGGTGCAAAATCTTTTTGGGCTTGCACAAAAGCCTTAGCAATGTTTTCCATTACTTAATCTCCTTTACTTTAAGTGTTTTATTTCTAACGGTATAACCCTCTTTGGCGGGTATAACTTTTTCAGGTTGAGGCTTGTAAGTCCTACTGCCCCACTCAACCATAAATGTTTTTGATCGACCAAACCTTGCCTCTTTAAGTTGTGCCATAACCCTAGCCTCAACAACGCCTTTAGACTCATTGAGTTGACGCAAGTCTTGATTGATTTCGAGCAGCCACTTGAGATCATCTTCAAGTTGTGGCACTTCTATGGTTTTATCAAATGCTTCGTCATAAATAGCAGAGGCCTCACGCGTTGTGGAAATGTCATACCACTCTATTTCCTCAGCTTGTCTGTATTTTTCTACACGACGTGCAAAATCTTCAGCGACTTCCTTGATACGCTCAAGCATTTCAGGCTCAGGCTTGTAAATAAAGATACGCATGATCGTGCCTCGATACAAAACGCAGATAGCACCCCAACTATTATTGGTGCATGCCATTTGCGCTTGCAGTTGATACACGCCACGATACGGGGCGGGTTCATACTCTGCCTCGCTCCCCGTAACCTTGATCTCTAAACAGCCCTCACCGTCAAGCTTGATAGGCTTGTCATCATTCATAACAATAATGCCTTTATCAATGTCGGTGTATTGCTCTCGCCCGTCACCCATAACGGTCGCGTCAAGCGATACAGCTAAAGGCCACTCTTTATGGAATACAGCCTTCTCATGCTTGGTTCTTGGATTACCTAGCCCTAATCGAACTGAGGCTTGTTGTGCTATGACGGGTTCAAGGGTGTTGCCCCAATTCATAGCCTCGTTTGCATTAATACCTTGAGGTGTGTTGCCGTTGACGTAGTCAATAGCCTCTTGTAGCACCTCGTTGGCACTCTTAAAGATGTTTAAACCGAACATGGCGGGCAGATTACTGCCCGTCATAATGTCGTATGGTGTGACTTTACCTACCATAATTTGCTTGCTCCTTATTGATTTCGTTGAAAATATTAAAAGCCTTGCGCTCCTCGCTTGCGTTAAAAAGAATCTCGCTTACGTGCGTGGGCTCACGGTTCACATGGTGATCAACAGACTTGATAGCCCGTTGATCGTATGTTTGTTTATCAAAATGCTCGAGCGCCTCGTCAGCGCCCTCCGCATTGATGTCTATATAGCTTTCGTTGTAAGTTCTGAAAAATATTCGATACGTTTTCATGGTGTTACCTCCAATTCGTTAAAATTAATAGCGTGTTTAATTGTGTCCTCAATGACAAAATAAAGATTTGATCCTTTTTCTGTATCAGTTGAGCCTGAGCCGTCGGGATAATCCACAACGCATTGAGATGTAATGCCTAGTTCCTCGATCACCGCACAATAAACCGTGTCAGCGATCTCAAAAACTTGATCTTGGGTTAATATATTAGCCATGATTTACCTCCCTAGCTACTTTGATCTTGTCAAAGATACGCCAAATTAAACATTGATATTTATAATCGTCGTTATTCATATCCTCATGGTCGAGCATGGCAGAATATAGAACGTCGAGTTCCTTTTTACTTAATAGATATTTAGGTTTAGGCATGATTGTCCTCCATAAGATCGTGAAAGATAAAACCTCCGCCGTTACCCTCCTCGTCTTGTGAGATTTCCATGATTGAAACTTGGTCACCTTTTCTAATAAAGAATTGAGGAAAAGCCGTGCCACCAAAAGAATCTTCATTCATACCTATAAACTTGGTGATCGTCCACCCCTCAAGCGAGCCATAATACCTACGATAAAAGCGTTTAGCTTGCGCTAAACTTTCGCGTTGTGCTTTAGTTAAAACGTTAAGATTACTCATAATTAATCCCCCCTTTTTGTGCCGAATACAAGTAATACAACATGATCTTGGTTAGGTGATGTGCCTATAACCTCACAAATATCACGCCATATACGGGTTGATTCAAAGTCATCTTGATAGAGATCGAGATAACAACCTTTAGGGTTTATATCCCATTGTTTGCTTTCCAATACTTTAATTTTCTGTTTTTGTAACATAAAAAATACTCCTTAATGAGTTATAAAAAATAGTGGTAGACTATCCAACAGCCCACCACTAATGAGATAAGTTCAAGGTCAGTCATATAACCTCTCGCTTATTTTTAAAAGGCGTTCGTGAAACTTTGTTAGTTTGCGATCACCTCGTGCCTTGCAGTTTTTAAGAAAATTATTCAGCAATTCACGGCGTCCTTGTTTGTTAAGTTCGCCGAGCCATTGCCAAATTGTGCCACCGCGTTTTTTATAGTGCTTATAAAAGATATTCATATAATTCACCAACTACTTGAATAATGAAAGTCAAAATTAGCGAGTTGAGGGCGCGTTAGAATATCCCCTATTTGATCGCTTGTGTATTTGAGGCTTTGCCAATAATAATTATCCTCAACGGTATCGTTACCAAAAAAGAATCCCGCAACGGGCGGTAACAATTCCATAGCCTTTTCTTTGTCACGGCTTGCAATAAGTTCGTCACAAAGTTCCTTGAGTTCTGCGAGTTTTTCGCGTGATACATAATACTCCCCGCAATTATCCTCGTCGTTTTGCACGTTGACTACGAACCAATTATGAATCCAATTCACTTTTCGCCAATAAGCAAGGTTTAATTTAACGCTTTGAACTTCGCTTGCGTCTTTTAATCCTAGCGTCTTAGCTATAATCTCGCGCGCTTCTTTAATGCTATCGTTTTCCTCGTGCGTCCAAAAAAAATTGCTTGCGGTCAAATACATATCTAAACCCATGATTAAGCCTCCTCGTAACGTTGAGTTTTTTGATTGAAAATAACGCTTGCTCTTTCAATGCCGAGAATGATTTTAGTTTTTTCATAATACTCATTTGCATATGCCTCCGCGCGTGATAGGTTTGACCATATCTGACCGTTGCAAATGTAATAGTAAATAGGTTTATTTTCTGTCATGTTATTACTCCAAAGTAAGTTAATAA